ATATGTCTCCCTGACAATGGACACCGCCGCATCGTAGCCCGCCGCCACTGTGAAATATGTCTTCAAAAATTCCTCTATGATCCTTTTGGTGGTCTGCAAATAATCGTTCGGATTATATACAGTGGTGATAGTCATCAGATAACCACACCCCCTCCCGAACCGTCGGTTGTCTCTATTTTTTTAATTCTGGTGCATAAAAGCACTACGGCCATCTGACTGCTTCCAAGCGGCACCCCTGAAAGTTCAAAAGGCGCTGGCTGGGGAACCGTGGGATACCATTGTATGTTCTTGTGGGTTATCCTCAAATCCTCTTTGGCAGAAAAATCAGTAGTGTTTTCAAAATAAAAAACAGCATCCCCGATTTTGACATCTATATGTGCCTCTGCCAGATCCTCAATATCGCTCTCCCTTAAAAATGATACAATGCATTTCACATCGCTCTGTGACGAATAAATTGGGGCTCCCCCCACATATCTTTTGTATTGGGCGTCCCACACTCCTGTATGCCCGCTCTGCCAACGAAGGGTCGTTGTCTGGGCCTCCGGAGCATTTAAGAGGTTGTTCATATCCTTTATCATACCGTTTATTTCATTTTGCGTTAAAAAGCCCAATGTTATCTCCTTTTCTCTACGTGTTTACGACCTTGATTTCTGTCTTTTTGCTTACCCTTTGATTTAGTTTTTGCATCCATGCGCTTCTCCATCTCCTCGCTGTGCCAGCTCTCTATCATACCCTCCGCTCTATCAAAGGCCATCATAATTGTTTTGTCATTTTTGCTAAGCAGCCTCCATTCGGACGGCGTCTTACCCCAATCCTTTGCCGTCTTATATTGCATGTACTCAAACTGTACAAAGAGCTGTTTTTCTTTTTTTTTCGGCTGCCAATCCTTCAACTCATCAGGAAGCAGCCTTTCTAAAAAAGATTTATGTCCGACTGCTGTAGGTTCGAAAGTTCTATGTTAATGAAATTCGCCAGCTTGAGAACATCGCCCCTCAGCTTTTTGTTCAAATACGCGAATTTCTCCTTCCACTCGCTCCCCGGCATTTTTTTGCCGTCCGGTTTTACAAGCCCTTTCTCCAGAAGCAAGACAATCCTTTTGCTGGAAAATTCCGTAAGGAGCTTTTTATAACTCTCGTCCTCGTAATTCGGCTCGGATTGCGCTTTGCCGCCGATTATTACGGGCTTGCCTCCGTCGTCGTATTTGGGTTTCTTGGGTGGAGTGGGTGGGGTACACTGGCTTTCAATCGAATCCAAGTCTTCTCCGGAAAGACCTTTGCATAAAAATCTGTCAACGCTTCCGTCTTTGCGAGGAAACTCTATCCATGATGTGTTCTCGCAATTCCATGCGTCCCATGTCTCAACAATGCGGGTCTCGCCTTTCGGCTTTTCTGTTGGCATAATGCCCTCCTTTTTGCTATCCTGTTCATATCATCTCAATTCAACACTTATTCAAATCTGTATGGCCGGTAGCTTAATCTCGCTACCATTAAATCATTATCTCTGCCCCCAAGATCAAAGACCCCGGGGGTGCAACTGTACAAAGTGTATGTCTCGTTTTTTCCAGTGCTCTGCTCATAAAAGTTCACGATTATCCTGTATTTCTTTGATCTATTGAACGCTTGGTTGAAAACCGTAGTCTTGTCAAAATAAAGCTTTCCAACAGAAAAATTGAATCGCTGTCCTATTATCTCATGATTCAGATGATTTGAGTTCATGCTCGGATACTCATCTATATCATAGTCTTTTGTCAAAGAAACATCTTGAATATAAAGCATCTCAAAAAGGAGGGCGCCCAGCGCTCCGCCGTCGCCCTCCTCATATATCGTCAATGTCGCATCGTTAAGCGAAAAAACAACATCCGATTCGCAAGTCAGATGGCTCATTTATAATCCTTTTTCTATGTCGGTCTACTCCTCTACTCGCATGGGTTGTCAGAACCCGTTCCGTCGATTACGACCATTTTCTGGTACATTCCGTCGGCCGCAACGGTTATGTCGGCACCGTCAGCCCCTATCGTAACGGGGTTCGATGCTATCCTGCATTTGTCAAAATAGATATACTCTGATATCGCCGCTCCGCCGTCGTCATGTATCTCTGCTTTCAATGTGAAGTCGCGCCCTCTTATGTATGTGAGCGCCCTATTGAAGCTCTGATAAAGCTGCGAAATACTGATCGTGGTTTCCCCCCTTGTCCTCTTCCAATGATCTACGGCCACGTATTTGTGTGGAATCGCCCTTGAAGTCGTTCCCTCGTCCCAGCTGAAGCCCTGATCAAATCCTATGTAGGTAAATGTGCTTGAAGCCGGCAACGCTATAATCGTGATTTTCTCTCCAGCGCTTCCCCCCGTAATTGTGACACCGGTCACCGCTCCGAAAGTGTTGGCCGCCACTATTAAAACCGCCCATCCAACCTGCGAATATGCCGGGACGGTCGCTACTCCAACCTGTGCGGTCTGCGAATACGTCGCGTCTGATCCATTGACTGTCACAACAACCGGCACGCCATCGGCGCATTCCAACTCCGTGAGCCCCACACCTATCGGATTATCGCTCACCAGCGCATATAAGTTATATCCAGCGGATATGTCGTAACATTGCGTGCTATCAATCACATTTTCTGAATCCGTGTATGTATTCGGTGCCGTGATGCTTATCGTCCACACCTCTTGAATGGGGCAGAAGGAATAATACAGCTGAGCTTCGTACTGATTTTTTACCGTTTTATTGCCCATCCGTTTTCACCTCCCTTGGTTTTTTTTGCTCTTCCATAAATATTTGAAAGCAGATGTCGAGCATGAACATGCCCTGCCTTATAGGCCTTTTTATTAGGCCGTCTTTTACGTTTCTTTCCTTGTCCGTTGAATCAGAGTCCGGCCAGAGAGCGTCTATGGAATCAAGCGCTCCTACGAGCTTTCTTTTCGATCTCCTGATGTTCCTAAGTAACTCGGTTTTGTCTTTTTTCATCAAATCAATTCTGTCTTCCTGTTTCTCCATTATCCCCCCCTGTTTTTTTTATCCGAACTCATCAATGATCTCCTCGAGTCTATCTGCCCTTTCCAAATATGCTTCTATGGCACATTCGCCGGCCAACGGCATATGACCGCCGGCCTCCCATTTTTCGATCTCCTCCTCATACCACGCGAGAAGCCCCTCATCCTGCTTTGGATCCCGTGTGACCGACAACACGGGAGTCCTATAAGAAAAGCTTCTTGACGGCTGTTTAATGGTCTTTGCTGTCTTAAAGATTACCACTAAAGTGTCGGTATCCGACAGGCTCGGGTTCACAAAGGTGCCTGCCACCGTATTGTAACCGTCCATTCCCAATATAACGAGCTGGATGGCGCTAATGATTATCGCATCGGTGTAAGTGTAGGGCACTTGCGTATCCGCAAGCACTGTTCTCACATATGGCATCAAAGTAAAAAAGGATGTCATGATATGAATATCTCCCACACATTATCAAGTAACTCTATTTTGTTTACGCCGGCTTCCGGTGAATTCAAGTATATCCTCATGTCCTGGGTCACTGGTTCAAAATTCTTATAAAGAATTCTCAACCTTCCCATGGCAAAAAACTGCTTCACCTCGTCCAGCCCCAACTCGCTTTCCCTAAACTCTATTATCTCCCCAAACTTGGCCTTTCTACCTAAAAATCCTATGCCTGCCTTGTCCGAAGAGATATTCTTGCATACAAGAATATTGTTCGACGTCTTGTCGGGCATTCCCCTTCGCTTTCCCATCTGCGAATGCCCCCGCTATTTCTTCTCTTTTTTGGCGTAAAATTCCTTTACCTTCGCTTCGTCTTTTTCCTCTAGTCCGCCGTGCTTTTTGTAAAATGCGATGGTGCCTCTGTTGTCTTTCCCTCTAATCCCGTCAACGCTGACCACCTTGCACCAATCTTTGGATAACTCATAGGCCTTCTTCATATTGCGATAATAGTCGGCATTTTCGCCTCCGCCCTTCGCCTGGGAGACAAAATCCACACCACGTTTCGCGTATTCCTCGCGGGACAAAGGCTCCCCGAGCGGCGGATAGACAAGGTCGTTTCCTATGCAGACCGCACCCCTGACCACGCCAGTTTTCGGCTTAATCCTCACGTAAGTATACTCAATTTCATTGACTATTTCTATCATCTCAAAACCCTCCTGTTTTCATTGTCCTTCAATGCGCACATGCTTCCCTGTGAAGCATGTGCGCGCAATCTTTAAGCGTATCTCTGACAAACGTAATTTTTCCTCATGGGATCAGGCATAATCAGAGCAGCAGCCTTTTTAATGTAAAAGCCCTCTTGGTTCTCTTTACCCATGATATCGCATTCCTTCTCGCTGTATATGACCTCGGTTGCTTGTCCCGGCTTTTCATAATACTTTCCGGCCGGCTCGTTCATAGACGCGAACAGATATCTGCCGGCTGCCCCCACATTTCCAATCTGCGTATCAACCGCCGTCTGCGGGATATCGTTCACGGTCTCAAGATTGAACGTATATCCGAAAAGCTGGGTCAACGTACCGCTCTGCTCGATCTCCTTCTGCGTCTGCGGGCTCACTGTCTGATGCGGATCAATGGGCCTGCCCTGCCCCGCGGTAGCCGCGAATCCTGTAACCACGCTCACCCAGTTCCATATGTCTCTCGGCGCATCCGTTCTTACCTTTATGTTCACTACCTTTCTTCCCTGCCCGAGCCTGTTCACATGGTCAAAAAGATCCATGAAAACCACCTTGGTAAGAGCTCCCTGAGCTGCGGAATTGATATAGTTGGTGGCCGGATACAGCGCCGCTATGATCCTGGGATCCAGCTGATAGGTCGTGCCGGCTGTAAACGCCCCTATGCCCGCAACCAAAAGAGTCCACAAGTCACCGTCTATAATACACGCCAGATCATGTTCTGCCCTTCTCATAAGCCTTGACTGCAGGTTCAAATCTCCCGAAAGCGCGCTTCTGACAGGATAGAAATACCTGTCCGTCTTATACCACCTTATCCTATACCAATCAACGCTATCCCTGTTGATGAAAAGCCTTTGGGGGGTATGGCCATATCCGGAAACCACCCACGCATCCACAGGCCAGTCCACCTCGGTGATAACCACAGGCACCTCGTCATCCGTCAGGCTGATATATTCAAAAAACTGCAAGGCCTTGACGTCATCCAAAACATTGATGTTGATTCTTTGTGTTCTTGCCCTCGCAAAATCCCTCTTGGCCTTCCAATCCCCAGCTTCTCCGGCGCCTTTCTTCAACAGCTCCATCGCCTTTTCGCGACTTTCACTCGAAAAATCCTTTGCACTGTTCTTCGCATTGGCTATCTCCGTCTCTAACACGTAGTTAGAAAACTCCTTGGGTCTCTTGTCAACAAAATGAAACAAATCTACGGAATTTCTCATCTTTTTTCACCTCCTTTATGGAAAATTTAGAATACCTCTATATAGTAGCCTGTTTCGCCACGCGGACCCGTCCATGTTCCGATATACCTTCCACTGACAACCGTCGTTATAGCCGCGACCGCGGCCGCAACCGCCCACAAACCGTTCACTATCGCCAACTGTGCGTCATGCGCCACATTGGTCATATCCCCTGTTACGCCATATCCTGTGACCACATCCGTTACTATCTTTCCGTCACCCTGTCTGACTGTCACCCTGTCAACGCCGGCCTGTGCGATCATCGTGGGAATACCCTGATCTTGCTGTAAATAGCTCGGTCCCGTTAAGGTCGTATCCTGCTCCAAGAACCCCAAATACTCTCCTGTGGCAGCCGACAAAAGCTTATTTACCTCCGTAAGATTAGCTGTCGCCGCTGTAATGGCCAACGCTGTCCCTCTCACATAGATCCCGGCCGCCGCATCGGCGATGTCCGTCCTGTAAATACCTATGTGATGCTCGACTCCGTATTTTACCTGAAACATATGTTTTCACCCCCCTGTTTTTTTATTTTGTCACTACATTATATCGCCAACTCAACGCTCTTTTGGGTTCCACCTGACATCTCAGGCTTGAAAGTCTTTCCCTTCTTGCTAGCGGTCGAGGCTTTTATCTGCGTCTTTTTCAAATCCGCCAAAAACGCATTAAATTCCTTTTCGCCCGCCTCGTCAATCGTCATTTTTCTTACAAGATTCTCCCTGTAGTCAGTCATCATAAATCCGGCTGCGCTTACCGCCTTCGCCCTCTCGGCAAACTTTACTTCGTCCTTTTTCTTCTTTTCGGCCAAATCCTTCTGTTCTTTTTCCCAAATCTTTTTGGCAGATGCAACGGCCTCGTCCACTTTCCTTTTGTGCGTTTCAGGCTTATACCATGTGTTCTTGATCGTCGCCGTAGCCCCCTTCAGCGCCTCGTCAACCAAGTTATCCATCGAGGCTATAACCTGCTCTTGCTTATTGTCATCCAATCCCACGCCCTTGAGCAAATCCACAACTACATCGCGCTTCAAATACTTCATGCTTTCACCTCCTTTGTCAGATTTTTCGCTAATTGTTATCTTGTCATCCGGGTTTTTCCTGTTGTACGACCCGATGGCACGCCTACACTTCGCCAGTGTCGCTTCCTTGCCAGGTCCACCAGCCAAGTCGACGCCGCCCCTAGCACCGTGCAAAACAGCCCACGCCCCACGCAATCCAGAACGCGACAATTTGCCGTCAGGATATTTATACGGAAGCTTTCTGTCATTCGCCTTGTTCCCCGCCTTGTCGGTTTTTAGCCACAAAAAGTTCGAATCCGGCATCTTGTTCTCTTGGGCAACGCTTATCCATCTGGCTATCTCGCCCTCCATCGTATCGCTTCCCCAGTCGCTCATATTGAAAACATCCGACATCTTGTTTTTTAGGCTCTCAAGATCCTTAATGCTCATCCCCTTTATTTTCTCCGCAAGTTCTTTTAATAATTTCTCCACTATGCTTCACCCCCTTTTTTTTTGTTTGCTATTGTCGCATCTATTAAACCGCCCACAAGGCGGTAAACTTCTTTCGCCACATCCCCAATTTGATCTCCGTCAGCTTTCTTGGATGCCAGTGTTCCGTCCTCCTGCACAAAAAAGTCGTAACTCACCCGCCGGGACACTCCGTCATATGTCTCCTCTCGGCTGTAGCCGAAAGAAACAGGACTTGACAGTCCCACCGACATCGGACCCTTGTCCTTTCTGCCCTCTGTGGGATAATAGGAAAAATGAATCGAACTCATGTTTTCCATGCTCAACTGCCGTCCATCGATATATATTTCCGTCCCCTCTTCTGTGCCATCACTATGAATCATAAGCTTTGGCAAGGCGCTTACGACAATGTCTTTTTTGTTCGATTTTGCGACCTCCATCTTGGTTTTACATAAGGGGCAATCCGCAGGCCTCGGCGTCTGCCCGGGTACTGTCATAAGCTCCTGAAAGGCGGTGTTCCCGCATTTGGAGCATTTTAATATTTTTGCCGCGTTTTTTGACACTTTGTCACTTTTTATAATCAAATCCCCTACCTCCCCACCTGGATTATCTTTCTTGCTCACACGCATAGTCCCGTCATCAGCGATAGAAGCAACTAATTTTGTGATCGTTGCGCCCTTATCGGCCGGATACAGTGTCAGCCCGGTACCCCAATAATTAACCTCCCCGTCCTCGCCACCCAAGGCGAGAGCCACGGGCTTGCCCTCATAGGGCGTAGTGCTGTCTTCGCCAACGCATGCCCTGAGTTCCTTAGAGGCCTCGGTAATGGGATAAAATTTCCCGTCGTAAAAAATTGCGTCCGTGCTACCGTCGCGTACGCATTCCATGGAGTTCTTCCATGTTCTCTCGCCAGAGGCTATCTGGGCGATTATGGTTTGGACTAAGGGCAGTCTCCTATATAAACAGGCAACGATCTTTGTCGCAACAGCCCTACTGGGAATAACAGGGTTCCCCTTGATGTCCTTGTCGTCCATTTCCGCGCTCACCATATGTCCGATGACCAGATTTTCATTGGCGTCGTTCGGGTTGTCCTGCATCTGATGCTCCACATTCACTAGGGAATGTGGAATCGTCTTTAGCGACCTTTTTTGCGTCCTGTATGTCACGCATCGGCCGCGCGCGTTAACATCGGGAAGGGTATGGTTCAATATGAACTCAATGAAGACCTTAGATATGTCGGGTTTAAAACCCTCAGCACCATAGGAGGCTTTGTATTCCACAATTTTAGGTGCGCTAATAAACTCCATTGTTTCTTTTTGTTTTTTCATTTTATGCCCCCCTAAATTTTTCCTTTTATTTTGTAAAGTTCTTCAAGTACCTTATCGTGGCGATCCATTATTTTATCGCTTCTTTCAACCGCCGCTTTCCTATGCTCTTTTATAGAACATGTCAGTTCTTTTAATGCCTTTATATTACTGACCATATGGTTTCCGATAAGATTTTGTAATGTGCTTATCTGTTTCGCGGCCACTTTTATTATGGCTAACGCAAGTACCCCACCCATCAATAAAATGGCAAAGGCAATCGCAAATCCAGCGTTTTGCTCGACGAGAGATAGCCAATCTACATGTGCCGCCTGTGTTATACTCGTAACCACTCCTTTCTTTACGGAAAAGAGCCTTCAATTTGAAATCTTATCTTTTTATCAAAAAATAAAAAACCGGTTTTAGGGACAAAACTTCCCCCTAAAACCGGTTTGTTTTTTATTTATTATTCAGTGCGACGAGCGTCCCCGAAGCACTACTTCCTGTATTCTTACTAAAGTATACCTTGCGATTCAGCTTTTGTCAAGCACTAAAAAAAAATATTCCAAAATAACTTTATTTTTTTTCTGACCGTACTATCTCCTGTCTCTTTCCTGACGCGGGCGTGCCTCGTTGACTTTAAGCTGGCGACCTTTTAATTCCTTTCCGTCCATACCCGCGATCGCAGCCTTACCTTCGGCGTCTCCGGCCATTTCAATAAATCCAAATCCTCTCGATTTGCCGCTAAATTTGTCTTTTATGACATTCGCCTTCACAACCTGTCCAAACGGCTCAAAAGCCTTCTGCAAATCCTCGTTCTCAGCCTCGTATGATAAGTTTCCCACATAAATGTTCATTTTTTCCACCCCCTTTCAATAAAAAAAGCCGCAAGGCAAATACTTCTCTGCCTTACGGCCTAAGAAAATCACTTCACCTTCACGAAAACAAGCATACCACATTTTTTTCCACATGTCAACAAAAATTAAAAATTATTTTAACTTTGCCGCCGTGTCCTTTGACACTACCCTCCAGCATTCGTGTTTTCCTACCAAAGACTTTGTTACGGCAAAAAACCTCCCGCCGCGCTCCTCGATTCTAAAATCGGTGGCCTTAAACTTCTTCTTTGATTTCACGTCATAAAATTCCATTTCCATTATTATATCACCTCCTTTGGTCACTTTTTCTTTTTCCATTTGCCAGTTTTTTCGTCTTTGGACCATCCCGCGTTCTTTACGGCGAACCACGCTATCTTACTGCACCTCATTTTCCATTCTTTCGATTCTCCTGGATGCAGTTTTCTACAATCATTATAAACTTTCTCCAAAATATCCTTCACTTCCTTAGGCGCGTCTCCGGAATCCGGGGGCTCATATTTGGCGGCCTCGTCCATAAACCAATCCTCTCCGATTTCGACCTCGCTTATGCCGATCGTTCGGAACTCTACGGCGCAGGAAGGGCATATAGTGGCCAACTCGGCAAGACTGAAAGCATCGGCCTTTTCCTTGCGGACCCACATGCCCTTTTCGTTCTTCCTAAAATACTTCTTCACGACACTCCACGCTTGCCTAGCCGCGCTTTTCACAGATGCCCCGCGTTTCAAGGCATCCCTGTAAACGCGCTCCCACATTTTAAAGGCTGGCGATCCGGCCGGCATACTCTTAAAAGGGGCGAAATCGGCCTCCAAGCCCGTACCCTCTAGTATGTTTGCCGTGTCAATTATTGACATCTCCATAAAATCCTCGGCCGTTGACGGTCTGGGCTGCCTAGACGACGGACCTTTCTCCGCGGGAGTCGGTTTGTTGCCCTCAGGTCTTCCTGGAGCGCCCTCGCCTGTCTTTACCCCCTTTGCATTCGGTGGAACGCCCCATCTTATGGCAGACATGCCCTGCCCGGGCTCATATATAGGTACGTAGAATTTTTTGTTCTTGTCCTCACTTTTCTTTCTTACTATCTCAATCGAATTCTCCTGATCAAAAGTATCAAGTGCGGATTCCGCACTCAAAAGACCCTGTTTCACGAGCATCGTTACCTCCTGCAACAGTTGCCTCGGTTCTTTCAACATATCCTCATCCCATTTTACCTGGGGCACGTCCTCCCTCTTTATGTAATCCGGCTTTATATCCATGTAAAACTTCTCGACAAGCCTGCCTATTATACGCCTGTATTTTCCCACCTTTGCTATCAGTTTTTTTATATTTACATACAAGGTGGCGTAATTCCCACCCTCTCCCATCATAAGACCTAGACTTATGCCAGCCCACATTAAAATTCGCTTTTCGACCGCCTGGTATTTTACCGGAGCGAATAAACTGATGTCCGGAAAAATAAAATCAATGGATAAAGTATGGTTCCCATAAATCCTTATCGTCTTGGACGGCGTCCTAAACTGAGCTTTTAAAGCCTTTAAATCTTTATCCTTCGCCCAGTTCACCCTTGAACCCGCTTTCGGACCGGAGGATATAGATTCGCCAGATTTTACCATCGTGATACAGTTTTTTATCAAATATCCAACGGCATAATCGCCGTCTATAAACAAGTCTCTCAACTGAAGAGCGTCAAAAATAGAGCACATGGTAGGTTTTATCATCCTGTCCTCGCGGCCGCCGGCATTTCTCACAATGGTATACTCTTTGTCTTTCTCGGAAAGAAGCACCTGACTCCTATGACCGTGGAGTCCGCCCGTAGAGCGGGATGCTTTTATCCACTTTTCTGGGATCTCTTTTAATCTCTTTTTTTCCTCGTCAGTATTTGGATGACGCACAAGCTCTTTAAGCGCTTCATCGGGTTCAACAAATACCATTTTGTCTCCAAACATCGGGACCACCTCCGTTAGGCGCGGATCCAAAGTCATGATATAATCTACTTTTCCAGCCATATCTAGCTTGTAGTGGAACACGACATTGCTTGTGGACAGGATGTCGTTCCACATGCGGAGCACTATACCGTCCATATTGTGCTCCCTACATATGTTGTTGTAGTATTTCTCGGCCTTCGGATTTTCAGATCTGTTGTGAAACCCGGCGGCTCCGAAATCTTGAAGCGTTTCAATAAGCGGCTGCACGAAATCGTTGTTCTCGGCGTAGGATACAGCCTTTATAATCTGATCCTCCAACGAAGATGGAATCAGCTTGTTGCGGAGCGCCCTCAACCCTCCCGGCTTGTCCATAGACGACGCGGCATCAAATCCCGCGGTCTCCATTTTCATTATGTCAATCTGGTCGGCTATCTCATCCGCCCTCTTTTTCAATCGCACGTCTTTTTTTGTTTTTTTGCGCATGTTAAACCTCCTCAATTATGCATGTTGTAAGATCCGTATCCCCGTCTTGTTCGCCACTTTTCTGCAACTTGCGCCACACATTGGCCGCAAAATTCGCATACAAAAGCGAATAGGCGGAGTCCTTTTTCTTTTTGCCCCTCACATGATATATGAACTGATTATTTACCGTTCTCTTGGGCTTCCTGTCTTTGTCCTGCTCCACTTCTATATTCAAAAGTTCTTTCAGCGCGTTTTCAATGTTCTGAAGCGTGGCTATTCTCTCATCTGATCTCACAAGCGGCAGCAATTTCTCCTCTTTTCCAATTTCAAACTCCTCTACCTTGAGTGGAACTAAAAGCTTTCTTTTTTCTATAGCACCTTGAAGCACTTTGTGCGCCATATTGACAAGCACGTCATCGCCCTTCATCTTTCCATAGACCGCATCTATCTCGGGCGCGCCTCTTTTGAAAAACACAAGTATCCTGTTGCCTTTTAACTCCACATCATCGTCAGTCGCTATAATGGGGGCAACTTCCTGTATCTGTCCTGAAATCTCAAGCTTGTTTTTTTTGAGTGAGTCATAAACATATATGCCTCCACCGCCAGGATCCTGCATTAAAATCTTGGTCGTAGGAAACTTATCGTATACCTCGTGCATATACCATGCCATCTCGTCCGCCGTCACATTATTGCGTTTAAAACAATAGCAAAATTCATCTTCTTTGGAGTCCTCCATGCCAATCTTTACTACTGAAATGGCGAAATCATCGCCCTTGCCACCCGGGGATCTCGCTACGTCGACCCCCATCGCATAGTCCGATCCGTCCCCTTTCAACTCCACTTTCACATCTCCGGACCTGGCTTCCTTAATCTTCTTGGGGCTGTAGGGGCTGTCGACCGTGTCCTTTCCCCATATTCCCATCCATTCCATATCAAAATAAACCTTTGGCATCATTTCCATGGCGTCTTTCATTATCCCTCTGTCTATGATCCAATCCCACTCCTTTGGGATATCGTTATAGTTGAAATTAAAATGAACGTAATTTTTATCACCCTGCGCTATTCTCCTATCAAACTGGCGCACCCTTTTATATGCGGGGTTGAATTCAAAATCTGGGGAAGACTCAAAAAAAAGTTGATTTCGATACACGGGATCCCTTGTTTCAGCAAAAAGCTTATTCTGCCTCGTCACAATAGGTATGATTACCCTATCTATAACGCTTACATGGGGATCGTAGTCTGGATAAAATACCCATTCATTGAAGATACCCGCGTTCCACCGCTGCGATCTCATCCTGCGCCCACCTTTTAAAATATCCGGCGGAACCACGCGAAACTGCGATTTATTTTTAAATTTTATGTAAAACATATCTGAACCATGTGTCGGTTTGCTTACGCATTGGGCCCTGAAAAATGGCGACGAATGATACCAGTCGTCTATGTAATCGGAAAAAAGCTGCTTACCGCCGCCGAATGTGTGCGAGATAATTCCGCAAAAGCGGTCTGGTATAAGGATACACTTTAATACGTTAATGCTCATATAATTAAGGCTCTTCCCGGTATCCCTTCCGGAATCGTCCATTGAATATTTGGCCGTCCACGAATCTTTAATGCGTATAATCTCGTGCGGCGGAAGGTCATATCCCAATATTACCTTATGTGCCAGAATGGGATCGTGAAGAAGCTCGTAGGCGTCCCCCCGCGTGAACTTAAATTTTGCCATCTTTATTCATCTCTTTTTTTTTACGCAATTCGTCCACCTGTTTGTTGACTTTTGGGGCGGCCTCTTTTATCTCCTCTTTCCCTTTTACCAATACCTGCGCCAAATCTGATATGCTGCCCCCGGCCTCACCGGGTTTTCCTGCACTTTTCTCAAGGGCGTTTAGGCTGTCGAGCATCTGTCTTAATTCGTTGCCAAGTATCTTTGTGGAATCGTTGTGTATTTTAGTCTTATACTGTATTGGGAGTGCTCCGATGAATGACCATTCCCTTTGAATTTGGATCTCAAGTTCTATGATTTGTCTGACGGCGAAGTCGTTCGGGGCAGATTCAGTATCGATTCCCTTCGCTCCAAGATCGTTCTTGTATCTGCTCCATCTAACGACAGCATAATCCTTCTCCTCTTTTGAAAAGCGCTTTAAATTAAAAGATGCCACTCCACTGACCGCCATATTCTGCAGTTCCTCTTTTGAGGATTCCTCTTCCGTTGTCTTTTGCTTTAAATTCTGCACTATCCGGCGGCATTCCGCAAGAGAAGTCGTCTCCCCATTTTGGAGCCGCTTCTTATATTCGGCTTTCGCTATAGCCTCTATTTCATCTGGCTTGTATTGATAGTTGGAAAGTTTTATCTTTTGTTGTTTCCCCATGTTATTAAATATACCTTATATTTTATAAAATTGCAACAAATCTGTTAAAATTCATACCTTTCTCGATTGTATTTCTATGATTTTTGAGTGATTTTTGATGTAATTTATCTCTTCCTGGGTGAAATCTTTGCTTTCCAGCCATTTTTTAAAGGCTCCACCCCTTTCAATATACTCGATTGCCTTGCTCACCTGGTATTCCAATTCTTCTTTAAACATCAGAATTTGTTTTCAAACCTCATGGATTCCCTGAAAAACATAACGTCTATCGTGCCAACAGGACCGTTGCGTTGTTTTCCTATCTTGAGTTTCGCCGGAACCGGCTTTCCATATCCTTCGCCCTCGCCTTCTTTCTGCCATATGAAAAATACGAGATCCGAATCCTGCTCCAGCGTGCCACTCTCGCGCAAATCACTGAGGCGAGGCGTGGGATCCCCTCTCATCTCAGACATCCTGTTCATTTGGCTCAAAGCCAGTATAGGAATGTTTATCTCCTTGCACAGCGCCTTTATACCCTTTGATATGGTGGAGACCTGCTGCTCCCTGTTGTCAGCCTCGGGATATGACATAAGCTGTATGTAGTCTATTATGACGAACGCGAGATTCGGATAGTCTATCTTCGCCCTCCTAATCTTTGAACGCAGAAAATTCAAGGAGATCGCGGCACCATCGTTTATAAGAAATGGAAGTTCGGAGATCTCCCTTATCTTAGATGTCATCCTTGCCCATTCCTCTCCCGACCCGCGCCCTTGCCTCATAAGATGATGGTCGGCCTTCGCCGCCAAGCAGAAAAGCCTCTCCATTATCTGCTCTTTGCTCATCTCGAGCGAGAAAAACAGGACTGGAAGCTTCTGATGCGATGCCACATGATAAGCAAAATTCAAAGCAAGACTTGTCTTTCCCGAGCTTGGCCGGCCGGCCAAAATAACATAATCCTGATTATGAAATCCAGTGGTCATGACATCCAAATCTTTAAGCCCTGTTTCCAGACCCGAGACATGCCCCGGGTTTTTTCTTAATTCTCCCATCCTATCAATCATATCCGTAATCAAGTTTTTAGCTAGCACGCTCTCGTTTTCAGCTACCTTACGCTGACTTATCTGAAAAAAACTTCGTTCAATGGACTGCACAAAATCATCTATATTCGTAGGTTCATCGTATGCATCCTGTATCGTCTTATGAGAAGAAGTTATTATCGCACGCAAAAGCGCTTTTTCTTTTATGATTTTACAATGGCTTTCTATGCCACTGTAGCTAAAATAATCTCCTATTTTGACAAGGTAGGCGACATCAATATTTACATTGCGGGCGGCGGCCTTGGATTTTACTGTTATCATATCAATGGTCTGGCTATCAGAGTAAAGCTCTTTCATAATCTTGAAAATCTGCTGGTTACGCAAATAATAAAAATCCTCTTCTGATATAATCTCACTCACCTTATCAATAAACTTATTGTTGCCCAACACGCCGGCCAGAACGGCCATCTCCGCCTCCTCGCTGTGGGGCATCGTCTTTAAATCAGATAATTTCTTCTTCTGCTCCATATGTTCTCTCCTTTGCCACGCCCTCGGCCAGGCTGTGGAATTCTTTTTTCTTATCGGAATCCTCCTTGGTCATAAGCTCCTTTTCCGGCTCGAGCCTATGCGTGTATTTTTTATGATTTTCATATATCGCTTTTTTAAAATACCTTATGGTAAAAATCTCCTTCTTTTTACTTTTGGATTTAACTTCGTCCACCGTGTTCTTGATGACCACAAGCGGTATTTTATCCCAGTACATCTGCAGTATCATATAGGTGTCTAAGTTCCCGAGGTGAGCCCTTCCCATAATCCCCCGGAAATACTCCTGCAGCTCCTCCAGTCCGGCTATGTATAACTTGCTTCTTGAGTTCTTCTCAAGCGGCGTACGCTCGTCCGCACTGATCTCGTCTATTGTGGGTGCTTTTTTTTGTTCTTGCATAATAAGTGTCTTATATTTTTTTATTTTTACAACAAGCCCATTAGAACCCCTACGCGCGTCAATATACCCTCCTTTTTTGAGAACACGCATATATCTTTTGATCGTCCAAATCGGAATGCCCGTCTGCTCCGCGACTTTGCCGAGGGGACCCGACCACTCGCCCTTTTCCCTGTCGGCATCAGCACAGAAAAAATTAAACAGCCATATGGACATTCCCATCTTATTATAATGCTTGCCCTCGGGATCTTTAATCAATCCCGTGAACTGCGGATACCATTTCCAATCTGACATGTGTCGCCTTCTTTTTTTAATAGATAATTCCACATTTTTTTAAGAGCCAAATTTGGTTTTGTGCTATCTATATTGATCAATAAAATCTTCATTCTTTTACTGTGTCCGTCGGTGTAGACTTGTGTGCAATCTGCATGGGTAGCACAACATAAACATACTTATCATCCTGGCGTATGACGCATGGCTTGTCCTCGCCACCAATCTCCAATCCAATGCTTTCCGCGTCCATGCACATCAGCCCGTCGATAATGTATCGTGGGTTGAACCCGACCGAGATTTTGGCGCCGTTGTAACCAGCCTTTATGTCCTCTTTAACCTCGCCTATATTCGGCTCGCTTTTGAACACCTCCATCTTACCCTTTGAGACAGTAACGCTCA